AGGACAGGATAAGATCAGCCGCGTTAATGCGGTATCGGATCTATTCGCCTCGGGTATTGTCTGGATCCCTGATAGAAGGTGGGCGTGGGAAGTGGTTGAGGAGTGCAACGATTTCCCTAGCGGCAGTCACGACGACCTCGTGGACTCCACGACTCTAGCCCTGTTGCGTTTTCGCCAAGGCGGATTCCTTCGCCTTCCGAGTGATGAGCCTGAGCCGATCAAGCTGTTCAAGAACTCGCGTAGGGGAGGATATTACTGATGGCTGCACCTGCTAGGCTCCCAGAAGGCGTTACCCAGCCGACAGTGGACCCGCTTACGCTTGAAGCGTTGATCGAGATGTACGGCAACCCGAACTTGCGGGATCAGTACTTCCGTCACTACGCCTTGGAATCTACGTCGAACACTGCAGACACTAGAGATCCTACAGTAGGTGCAGCGAAGAAACCGGGTGGGCGTGGCCCGATGCAGGTTGTTGGGGGTACGTTTACTGGACTACAAGATCAGGGATATATCCCACAACAGTTTCGCTGGGATAATCCGCTTCACAGCACCGTCGCAGGAATAAGGCTGTTCAAAGAGAACAGTGAGCGTGCGGGTATCCAAGACCCCGACGCGCTTTCCGCTTTGTATGGCTCCGGGCTTCTTGCGATCAAAAAAGACAAGAGTGGTAAGCCGTACATCGACCGCGAGTTCAAAGCTGAGAACGCGTTTGAGAATGTTGGACGGTACCTTGAAAAGCTTCATTCGCAGCCGGTACCTGAAAGGTTCTCCCCCGAACAGGTTGCGGAGCGCCGTAGGCAGATAGAGGCGTACCTGCCTCATTCGTATAGCACTCCATACGACTATGGTCTGGTTGACAAGGTTGGGGCAGATCAGGCGGCGCAAGCGTCAAAGCCCGCCAAGTCCTCTGGTTATGACGACAAGACTTTCTACAGCACCGCTGTGGAGAAGATCAAGGCAGCCCGCGCAGCGGGTAATGCAGAAATAGAGCGCAGGGTCCGTGAGCTGGTGGATCAGTACGCCATCATGCGTGGGCACAAGAAGAAGGAGCAGGAAGAAAATGGCGATTGAGAAATCATTGTACGAAGCTCCTGAGGGACTTGAGTCGCTCGCAGAGGAAGAGGCTCCGCTTGAGATCGAGATCGTCGATCCTGAGGAAGTAAACATCGCTTTGCCGGATGGGATGCAGATCCATCTTGAGAAGGCAACGGCGGAGTTCGACACGAACCTTGCCGAGTACATGGACGAGGGCGAGCTGATGACCCTCGCCTCCGATCTGCTGGGGGACTTCGACACCGATGTCATGGCCCGCAAGGATTGGCTGGACACTTATGTGAAAGGATTGCAGCTCCTTGGTTTGAAGTACGAGGAGCGCAGCGAACCGTGGCAGGGTGCCTGCGGCGTGCATCATCCGTTGTTGATGGAGAGCGCGGTCAAGTTCCAGTCTGAAACGATTATGGAAACGTTCCCGGCTGGTGGCCCGGTGCGTACCAAGATCATCGGCAAGGAGACCCCGGAGAAGAAGGAGGCTGCGGTTCGTGTCGAGGAAGACATGAACTACGAGCTGACCGAGGTGATGCGTGAGTATCGCCCGGAGCACGAGCGCCTGCTGATCAGCCTGTGCCTGTCGGGTAACGCGTTCAAGAAGATCTACTTCGACCCGTCGCTGGAGCGCCAGACGGCGGTGTTCGTCCCGGCAGAGGACATCATCGTCCCCTACGGTGCCCAGAGCCTTGAGTCCTCGGAGCGCATCACCCACCGGATGCGTAAGACCAAGAACGAGCTGCGTCGCCTGCAGGTGGCGGGGTTCTACCGTGACATCGACCTTGGCGATCCGATGCGGATCATGGACGAGGTGGAGAAGGAAAAGGCCCGCGAGCAGGGCTTTCAGGCCACGGTGGATGAGCGGTTTCAGGTCCTTGAGATGCACGTCGATATCGACCTGCCCGGTTACGAGGACGTGGACGAGGACAACAACGAGACGGGAATCGCGCTCCCGTATGTCGTCACTATTGAGAAGGGGACGGGAACGATCCTCGCCATTCGGCGTAATTGGCTGGAGGAGGACAAGCTCAAGAAGCGCCGCCAGCACTTCACGCACTACGGCTACATTCCCGGCTTCGGTTTCTACTACTTTGGACTGATCCACCTGATCGGTGGGCACACTAAGTCCGCAACGTCCCTGCTCCGTCAGCTTATTGACGCAGGTACCCTAGCTAACCTGCCCGGTGGATTGAAGGCCCGTGGCCTGCGAATCAAGGGAGACGATACCCCCATCGCTCCGGGTGAATTTAGGGACGTTGATCTTCCGAGCGGTGCCATCCGCGACAACATCCTGCCGCTTCCGTACAAGGAGCCGAGCCAGACGCTGCTTGCGTTGCTGGACAAGGTGATTGACGAGGGTCGGCGGTTCGCGGGCGTGGCGGATCTCAAGGTCGCCGATATGTCGGCGCAGGCCCCGGTGGGTACCACACTTGCGATTCTTGAGCGTGCGCTGAAGGTGATGAGCGCCGTGCAGGCGCGTGTCCATTACACGATGAAGCAGGAGTTCAAGCTCCTCGCGGCCATCATCCGGGACAACACCCCGGACGAGTATGACTATGATCCCACCAGCGGGGATCGCGGTGCCAAGAAGTCTGACTACGACATGGTGGAGGTCATCCCCGTGTCCGACCCCAACGCGACCACGATGTCGCAGCGGGTTGTGCAGTATCAGGCTGTCATCCAGTTGGCCCAGTCCGCCCCGCAGATTTATGACCTGCCGTTCCTGCATCGCCAGATGCTTGAAGTGTTGGGGGTCAAGAACGCGGCCAAGATCGTCCCGATGAAGGACGATATGCAGGCAGTGGATCCGGTGACTGAGAACATGGATGTGCTGATGGGTAAGCCCATGAAGGCGTTCATGCCGCAGGATCACGATGCACATTTGGCGGTCCACACCGCCATGCTGCAGGATCCGAAGATGGCCGCGCAGGTCAATCAGAATCCGCAGGGGCAGGCAATCGTTGCCGCGCTCCACGCGCACATCATGGAACACATGGCATACAAGTATCGTGCGGATATTGAAGCCATGTTGGGAGCCCCGCTGCCGCCTCCGGCAGAGGAAGACTCCGAGCCCATGACCCCCCATCTGGAAGCGCAGGTATCGCAGTTGGCAGCGCAGGCTGCCGCCAAGCTCCTCCAGAAGAACACTGCAGAAATGCAGATGCAGCAGGCCCAGCAACAGGCACAGGATCCGCTCTTCCAGCTCCAGCAGCAGGAACTGCAGATCAAGGCACAGGAAGTCCAGCGCAAGGCGCAGAAGGACCAGATCGACGCGCAGATGAAAGCGCAGCAAAACGCCCTCGCACAGCAGAAGGCGCAGATGGAGGCCCAAAAGGCCCAGACGGATGCACAGATCCGTATGCAAGAGATCCAGCAGCGTGGCAACGAAGCCGCCGAGCGGCTTGAGCTTGAAGGCGCAAAGCTGGGTATCGACGCACAAAAGAGCCGTCAGGCTTCACAAGACCAGCGTTTGAACGCCGTCCTGCAGCGCACACAGCAGGCCGCAAAGAGTTCCCAACCACCCACTACTAAAAAGGAGTAGTGCATCATGTCGATTATTGACCCGTCGCTTCTTTACCTCACCCAGAAGGTTGCCGAACAGCGCAATCTTGTTGCCCAAAGCATCCTGAGTGGGACACTTCCACCTAACGAATACAGCCGTCTTTGCGGTGTTCTGCAGGGTCTCGGATTCATTGACCACCTCGTGGCCGAGATCGAAAAGCTGAACAACGGTGAAGAGGGTGATGTAAATGAGTGATGTGAATATCAAGGAAACGCAGAAGGAGGCAGAGGAGAAGGCCCGCCAACTCCCCATCCCCAAGGGCTTCCGCCTTCTGTGCATGGTCCCCAAGATCGAGGATCGGTACGGTGAATCGGGTCTGATCAAGGCCGAGGAGACCGTGCGCGTCGAGGAGCAGACGACCGTCGTCCTGTTCGTCGCAAAGTTGGGTGATATGGCCTATCAGGACAAGGAACGCTTTCCGACTGGCCCGTGGTGCAAGGAGGGGGATTTCATCCTCGTCCGCGCCTATTCCGGCACCCGACTCAAGATCCATGGCACCGAGTGGCGCATCATCAACGATGACACCGTAGAAGCCATTATTCAGGATCCTAGAGGGATTAATCGCGTCTAAAACGCGCAAAAGGAGCAGTTATGGAACCGATGAGTAACGCGCCTGACACGGGCGACGTGGTACCTGAAGATAGTCTGGATATCGAGATTATCGACGATACGCCTGCGGAGGACCGCAATCGTGCCCCTCTGCCGAAGCAGATCGTGGAGGAGCTGGAGAACGAAGACCTTGAGGAATACTCCGAAAAGGTGAAGAAGCGCCTGAGCCAGATGAAGAAGGTCTGGCACGACGAGCGCCGCGAGAAGGAGCGTGAGGCCCGCGAAAAGGCGGAGGCCATCCGTTTCGCCCAGCAGACCTTTGAGGAAAACAAAAAGCTCAAGGAGCGCCTTGGCAAGGGTGAGCAGGTACTGTTCACCGAGGTGACCAAGTCGGCGTCCAAGGAAATCGAATCCGCCAAGGAAAAGCTCAAGGCGGCGTATGAATCCGGGGATGCTTCGCAGATCACCGACGCTCAGGAATTGCTGACCGATGCCAAGCTGAAGCTCAAGGATTACGAGCGACTCAAACCCACTTTACAAGCTCCACAGACTCAGGTAAAAGTACAGCAACCGGCTCCGGCACCGGCCCCTGTTATTGACCATAAAGCGGAAGCTTGGCGGCAAAATAATCAGTGGTTTGGTGTAGACGAGGAAATGACCGCCCTCGCTCTGGGACTGCATGAAAAATTGGTCCGGTCTGGTGTCGATCCGCGCAGTGACGACTACTATGATCGGGTAAACAGGACGATGCGTCAGCGCTTCCCCGAGAAGTTCTCTGATGATCAGTCTGCTAGCGAAGAGCGTCCCGCTCCGCGCAAGACGGCAAATGTCGTCGCTCCCGTTACGAGGTCTACCTCGCCACGTCAGGTTCGCCTGACTCCATCGCAAGTTGCGCTTGCC